GTAGGTGGCGTAAACGCAAGCGATCACGTTTTTACCATAATCGGAACCGTATGCAATACCGAAAAAGTCGCAGTAAAAGCGAGGAAATTCCCATGTAAAGTCTCTGGCGAGGGCGTTGAGGTCGTAACCAGAAACGTCCAGAGCCTTGAGCTGATCGCTCATGGCGAGGAGACGTTCACATAGTAACTTCCAATGGGAACTGTAAGGGTTGATTCCGAGAGAGGAGTCGGCCGTGACATGCTTTTCCAGCATACTAGTAAAGTTGCCAAAAACCATTCGTGAATAGATAAGGAAGTCTAGTGACCCGATTTGAAACACTCTAGTGTGACCAGCGAGAACTTTTGAAAGCTCTCGGAGTTCATCTTTGAGACAACAAATCGTGACACTGGGGCAAATGATTCCTTTGTTAGCTAAGAGGACACGCTGTTCAACGTACCATCGAAGCTGTTCGTGAATAAAACGAGTTTCCTTGTTAATATAGAAGCTTCGCTTCCTCCCGTGACGGGTGTAAGGCCAACCGCAGGAGGTAGTGAGGTCCAAAGCGTGAAAATTCAACCATTCGGGAATACCGAAAGTTGCTTCTTCAATGGTTAACATACGAGGAATTTCGTCTAGATAGCGAGTGAAAATACCGTCCATTACTGAACGGTGTGAGAAAAGACCGGTGTAACAATTGACTTTCGTCTTTGTTTTGCGGAAGGCTTGTTCCATGGGGTCGAGGTCGGAAGTTGTGCGAAGTGTGGCGGGAGCCATTTTCACTTCGTACGCGGGGGGGAGCTCGACGAAATGGTCGCCAACGCGGCCGGAAATCCCGGTTTTAAGGGGTGTAGGTCGAAGACTAGTAAATGTAGGATACGTAGTGGTGTAGGTCGACTTCATAACTCCTCGAAAGCCGAACTTTCCGGGAAAATAGCCTTCTGTGACTTTGACGTCGCAGTCAGGGTGTATGAGCGGTGGACCAACTTCCATTTGAAGAAATTGACCAACATACTCACCACCGGAGGCGACTTTGGCGAGGAAGTCTTCGTAGTGAGAAAGGAGGAGAGGGGCAGCGAGAGCGGAGTGGATGTTGGAACCAATGTGTAAAAAACATAACTTGTTTTGGACAGTAGGGTTAGCAACAACGTAGGGAAGTCCGCAATCGCCGGATTGACCGGGCATGTTCTTAATAAGAGCTAAGCCGGATCGTTTAACGAGGTCTTCTCCTGTTCTTACCTCGGTGGAAAAGTTTAGTGTTTCAACGGAACCTCCAGTTTTGATGACAGGAGTGTCATCTGGCTGGAAGTCGACGCGAACTACTTCAACTCCAAGTTTCGGGGGTTCCCTGGCAAGATGTCTCTTAAGACTAGGATCCAGAGGAGCTCCGGGAACGTGAAAGTAAAGCAGATCAATGTCGGGGTGGACTGTTGAAATACACTTCTTAAAATGAACTTTGTCGATGTTGGACCGACTCTGAACCGAAGGAAACATCTCGATTGTGTCGAGACCGGAGGCGACGAGGGTGTAATGGGAGGCTGTGACGTAAATGCCGTTGCCAAGACCTAAAACGTACCCGTAACTAACAGAGCCATTGGTAGCAGTGAATGCGGAATAACGGAGGTTACCCAACAAACGCTGTTTAATCATGGTGTCTCCATTTTCGTCAAGGGACTGGGCGTTAAACACTTTCTTACGATTGTGTCTTTGGACTAGTTTCTTTTGGTAAAGGTTGTCGGATTGAGCGTCGTATTCGTCGACTCCCTTCAAGTATGAGAAAGAGGATTTGAGAATAGAAACCAGAGTGGAAGTGAAAACCTTAAGGGCAGCGTAAAAAGAAATGGAAACTCCGATTAATAAAAAAACATTGACGTACTTAGGGGGCTGGGGGTCGTCAGTTGGTTCGGTAAGGTCGCGGTACGCAACAGGCTTCATGAAAGGGTTTATCTTGTCATAAAGAGAACGGTCATTGAGCAACTGGTCGTAGGTAAACCAGTTGCCGTGACCAAACTTTGCGTCCATGAGTTCTATGAACGCGGGGTTGAGGGCATGTCGGAGCGCAGGGTTGTTCTTGTGAATGTAGGGCATGGTGTCGGCTATACCAACGTCGTCCGCAAAGGCTAAGGGAGCTGGTCCCATTTGGTGGGATGCCTTGTGCAGAACGTCGGCAAGTTTGTCGATACCTTGGAGGATAATGCCTGG